GTCGGTCGCCTTGCGGATCCGCATCCAGTTGCGCTGCGGCCGGAAGGTGATCGAGCACTGGTCGAGTGACCCGTCCCGGGCCAGCTCGCGAGCCTCCTGCGCGGCGACGGTGCTGGAGAACTTCTGGTTCGTCCAGAGCCCGTCGGGCCGGTCCTCCAGGTGCACCGCGTGCCCGATCAGCGGCCCGTCGTGTTCGTGCCAGAGCTTGCACCGGTGCGGTGCCGCCACCGCACGCTCGAACGCCTTGGGCGCGAACGACTCGAACAGCTCCTCGTCGAGCTGGGTCTCCACGCCGTACGGCACCGCCCGCAGCAGGATCGTGCCCTCCTCCTCGTCGATCGCCTCGACCGTCGCCGACTCCAGCGCCCGCAGCTGCGGGCCGGCGAAGCGTGCCGCGAGCTCCGGCGCGAGCTTGACCGGCACCGACAGCGGTGAGGTCGTCATCGTCCCCGCCCCCTGCTCCGGCCCCTGCGGTAGCCGGGCCTCGCGACGGTGCCCCGCCTCGGCCCGACCGACGCGACCGCGTTCCCGTACCGCCGCCGCACCGCCCTCGCCACATGGGCGTAGGAGCCCGCGTTCCGGTTCGACGCCGCCCGCGCCAACGCGCTCCTGGCGCGCGCCTTGGTGTCGATCGGGTACTTCCTGGACCTCGGGTAGGCGAACGCGCTCGCCGGGAGCTTCCTCCGCCTGCCTGCACTCAGCTTGGCCATGTCAGCCTCCTCACGTTGGCCTGCTGCTCCTCGACAACATCGACCTGGTCACCGGGCTCCTGCACCGGCTGCGGCTGGTCCTCCAGCGGCGGCAGACCCTCCAGGAACCGGCACTCGTCCTCGGTCATCACCCCAGAGTCGATCGCGACCTGGTAGCCCTCGAACCGCTCCTTCGCCGGCGGCCGCTCGAAGTCGTCCAGGTTCACCACCACCCCCTGCGTCCCCGGCATCAGCGACGTGAGCACGTCCTGCACCGCCGAGATCCACGGCGCCAACGAGTACCCCTTGTGCCACTGGAACGCCGCCTGCGTGGTCGCGTAGGTCGCACTGTTGCCGAGCGTCACGGTGAACATCAGCGGATCCTCGTTGAACGCGAACGCCACGTCCGCGATCGAGAGCCGCTTCACCTCCGCCAACGCGGCATCCACCGGCGACATCTGCAGCGGCGTGAACGTCGTCGTCGCGTTCAGCACCGCGATGCTGCGCCGGTCCCCGCCGTGGTTCCGCAGCCACGCCGCCTTGAGCTTGTCCGCCTGCTCCTGGGTCAGGCCCGGGGTCTCGGTCTTCAGGTACCCGGCCGGCACCCCGGACCGGAACGTCCCCGACGCGTAGGTGTCGATCTGCCCCGCCAGCCGGAACACGTCCGGGTTCGACTCGAACACCCCCACCGACCGGCCCTCGGAGTCCACCGGCGACAGCGGCGACCGCAACACCACCAGCCGGTAGGTCGCGCCCCCGATGGTCAGGTAGCCCTCCCTCGAGAACTCCACCTCCGGGTCCCCCGCCTCCGCAGCCAGACACCAGCACAACACCCCGCCGCCATCCCGCTCCGGATACAGGAACCGCGGATCCACGATCCGCAACGACCCCGCCACCGGCTGCCCCGTCGCATCCTCCTGACACAAGAACGCGCCCGTCCCCCACCACAGCGCGTCCCGCACCCACGTCGACCAGAACAGGCTCCGCGGCAGCAGCACCACCGACGGCCACATCCCGCCCGGGAACCGGTCGTCCGGCCGCAGCAGCATCGGATCCGCCAGCCACCGCGGCGGCTCCAGCATCCGCCCCACCTGCCCCGCCGCATGCAACCGGAACGGCGACGCCGTCAACGGACCCGTGATCAGCTGCGTCGCCCGCGTCACCACCGCCCGACCCGGCCCATAGCCGCCCGACCAGGGACCATTCGGCCCGATCGGCACCGCACCCCCACCAGCATCCGACCCCGTCCACCAGTACGACCCGCCACCCGGATCCGACAGCCAGGACACCGGCTGGTACGCCGAGGGGAACCCGGCCGGGTCGTTCACCAGGAAGTCGGAGTTCGTCCGCGCGTACATGGCCCGCTGCAGCGCCCGCGACGGCCGAGACAACTGGCTGCTGCTCCGGGAACGCGTCGGCGGCATCAAGGAACCTTCCGGTCCGGCCGGCCCGACGCTGGGCGCTAGTGGCGGGTGGGTGAGCGACCTGCTTGGCAGCATGCTACGCCTCAGAAGACCGCCGGCTCCTCGACGACGACACGCGCCCGAGCAACGGCCCACACGCACGCCTTGATCAGATCCGCCCGGGCCCGCGACACCAGCCGCGGCCCATCCGGACCCGGCGCAGTCCGCAACGCCAGCACCTGCTCGGCCAGCGCCGCCGACCCATCGTGCATCAGCACCCCGTCGTCGACGATCCGGCGCAGCTCGAGGACCGCCTGCCGGGTCGTCCCGCCGGTCGGCTCCACCCCGTCCATGCCAACCGCGATCGACTTCCCCACCAACACCACCGGCGCCCCCGACGCGACCGCTGCCGCGTGCGCCGCCGGCACGTCGCCGAACACCTGCGCCGACACCCCCACCCGCCCGTCCGGAAGCCGCTCGGCGAGCACCAACCCCGCACCCGACTGGAACCACGCCTCCACCGCGGCGACCCTGGGCACTCCCAGGACATGCCCGCCAAGAGCCCGCCACTCCGACTCCGACACCGCAGTATCACCACGCAGCGACCCCGCAGGATCCGCCCACCAGCCCGTGTTCAGATACTGCGACGCCCACCCCTGCAACGGATCCGGGTCATCCGCATCCGGATCCGCCTCCCCCGCCAGAGCGTTCTCGTACTTCGACGCCACAAACGTCTCCCGCTCCTTCGTCCAATACGGCGACGCCGCCCGCCACACCCGCCGATCCCCCAGGTCCGCACCCGGCGGCGCCGCCCACACCAACACCAGCACCGACGGATCCTCGAACCCCGTCGCGATCGCGTTATTGATCCGCCGCCGCATCAGCGGCGTCGCCCGACGATGCGACGTCGACACCAGGTGCAGCTGCGGATTCCGCCGATCCAGCAGCGACGGCTCCAACCCCTCGTCCACCACATAAGGGTCGATCCCCCACGCCTCGTCCGCGATCCCGTACCCGGTGTCGTAGCCGTACACCGAATCCTTCCCCCGGATGATGAACCGCGACCCATCCGGCGCCTCGATCTCCTCCGCACCCGTCCGCCGCCGCAGCGCCCAACCCCGCTCCTGCGCCCACCGCCACGTCCGCCGGTGGTGCTCGAGCACGATCGCAGTGTCCTTCCCGGCCAACAGCACCAGCTGCTGCTCCCCGAAGAGGTCCGCGTGATCGGTCCGGTATGCCGCGGCCGTCCGCAGCCGCACCGACTTCCCCGCCCGCCGCGGCGTCGACTCCAACACCGTCCCGTAGCACAGCGACCCGTCCCGCCGATGCGCCCACTGCAACCGCAACGCCCACCGCTGCCAGTGCCGCAACCGCACCCCGAACTCCGCCTGGATCCACGCCTCGGCCTCCAGACCGTAGGACCCGACCGCATCGGCCGGCGGCGGCGACTGCAGCAGCGGGTAGGCGACATTCGGCGGGAACGGCAACAGATCGGCCAACCAGTCGACTCTCCGCCAGGTCCTCAACCGGAACGTCGTCCTGATCGGGGCTTCCGGCTTCACACAAGGCGGACGGCGGCGATCCCCGGCAGGGGGTCGTACCTCAGAAACGGCGGAGGACCCCGGTCTGTTCGCCTGCTGCCTTGCCTGCCGCTGGGCCTTCTCGATGATGGCCGCGGTGCCGGTGCGGTCCGAGCATCGTCTGTGTTCGACTCGCATGTTGGTGCGGTCCCAGGTGAGCTCGGGGTGGGCGGCTCGGGACTTCTCGTGGCCGATGACCCAGCGTTGGTCTGGGGTCACTGGCTTGTGGCAGTGGGGGCAGGGTTGGGGCAGGGTGGTGGCGAACCATCGGCGTAGCGCGATGTAGGTCTTGCCCTTGCCCCAGGCTGCGTTCGGGTTAGTCGGCACGGGGCTTGGTCCTTCGGGTGCTGGTTCGCTCGAGGTAGTCGGCTGCTGCTCGGAGTAGGTCCGGGTCGTTGTTGAGGTAGCCGAGGGCGATGTTGCAGTTGGAGTGGAGGTAGCCGCGCACGCACTTGCCGCAGGACCGGCCGCCGGGACAGCAGTCGTGGTCGTGGTCGATGACGCCGGCCTTGATGGAGACCGGCTGGCTGCAGAGGTCGCAGTGCCAGCCGGTCTGGGCCCAGTGATCGGCGAGGTCCCAGGGGACGTGGTGCAGGACCATGGACTTCATGCGGTCGTTGCCGATGCGGGTGCGCCAGCAGTTGGAGCAGCGGCCGTCGCGCCATCCGTGCGGGCTGGGTTTCTGGCTCGTTGATGTGGCGCCGCACCGGAGGCAGGTGTGCCGGGCTGACGGGGGTCTGCCGGTGGCTTGGGCTGCGGCGTATGCGCATTCGTGGGAGCAGTACTTGCTGTAGCGGAAGTCGTCGACGTGGACGACGGCCTGGCAGTGCATGCACTTGCGGTGGGTGCTGGTGCAGAGGCTGCCGCCGCAGTAGGTGCGCCACGCTTTGGTGCGTGGTCCCCATGGGACGGGGTTGATGCGGCAGCGTCGGCAGAGTGGTGCGTCGGAGGGTGGCTGGTTGGTGAGTTCGAAGAGGCCGGGGTCGTGTTCGCTGGTCATGGGTCTGGGGTGAGCTCGGTGTCGGCGAGGTGGAGCATGGCCCGGGCTAGCCGGTGGTTGCCGGTGGCGTGGAGGTAGCCGGCTTCGGTGAGGTAGACGTCGAACGGCTGGGTGTTGGGCTTGGTCGCCCAGGCCTTGGCGTAGCGGTCGGCTTCGTGCTGGATCTTGCAGCGGCAGTGGTCGGTGCCGATGGCGGGTCTGTGGCCGGCGTCGGCCATGCGTTTGTAGGCGCGTCGGATCTGGGCGGCGGTGTCGTCGGTCATGGGTTGTTCACTGGTTCGATTCTGGTTCGTTGTCCACAGGTCGCGCGCGCGGACCAGTTACGGAGAAGCGACGGGTGAGTGGTGCTGGTCCTCCATGGTTTCCTCATGTCTTCCTCAATGCTTCTTCCTAGGGGTGACTGTGGTGTCACCCGGTAGGTGACTGAGGTGTCACCCGGTGTGGACACGTGTGTCACCCGGTAGGTGACTGAGGTGTCACATGGTCGGCTCCTCCCCGTGGAGGTTGTCCACAGTTTCCACAGGGTGGTTGTCCACAGGTTCTCGGCGGCGTGTCGCATGGTCAGTAGGTGAGCTCGTAGTTGGCGCGGCGTCCACGGTTGGGGCTGCCGACGTGCTTGATCAGCTGGGCGTCGGTGAGCTCGTTGAGGGCGCGGGCTACGGCGCGGTGGGCGGCGGGTGGTAGTGGCTGGTCGCGGAGGAGGTCGTCGTCCCATTCGTCGCCGGGTAGGTAGCCGAGGGTCATGGCCAGCGGCCACCAGCCGCCGAAGTAGTGGCGGGCGGGGTGGTCCTCGCTGGCGTGCTCGGGGTCGAGGGCGCTGAAGGCCATGCGGAGCAGGACGGCGTAGGCGCGGTCGCTGATGTGCCAGGTGGGTCGGTGTGCGATGGCGTCGCGGACGAGCTGGTATCCCATGTCAGGCCCACGGGTTCTGCTCGAGGTCGTGGAGGATCTGGCTGGCCGAGCGGATGCCGTTGCGTCGTGGCCGGTCGGGGTTGCGGGGTCCGAACTCGGTGGCGTGCAGTTGCGCGATCGCTCGGGCGTGTGCGGCGGTGACCCGGTGTTGGCCGAGCTGGAGGGAGCGCTGGTTGCCGAGCTGCTCGGTGATCCACACCTTGGTGTGTCCGGCGTCGAGGAGGTCGTGGATGCGTTGCCAGGTGAGGGTGGCGTCTACGTGGGCGCCGTCTGGTGCGCCGAGCTGGGTGTAGGGGATGGCGGCGATGGCGGCCGCGGTGGTGGTGCGGATCTTGGTGATGGGTGGGTTGCCGCGGCCGGGGTCGTGGCGGATGCCGGTGCGGATGTCGCGGACTGTCTTGCGGTGGAGGTCGGCGAGGTGGGCGATGGCGCGGTCGCCGTAGCCGATGGCGTTGAGGTCGCCGATGCGGTGTTGGGTCTCGGCGATGGGGACGAAGGGTTGCCAGCGGCCGTAGGCGATGAGCCGGGTGCGGCGGGTGTCGTACTCGCTGCGGGCGTAGGCGCAGGTGTAGCAGCGGCAGCCGTCGAGCCGGTACCGGGCGTACCCGTGCGGCCTGGTCATGGCCGGCGGTCAGTCGTCGTCGTGCCCTGATGCGCACTCGACGTGGATGGGTCGGCCGTGGGAGTAGACGATGCGGTCTTGTCGGTGGATGGGTTCTTCGCAGCGGGCGCACCAGGTCTCGTACTTGGCGGCGATGCCGGGCTGTGGGTCGGGGCGTGTCTTGGTCATGTGAGCCTCCGGTGTGGGTCGGGTGCGGTGTGGATGGGGCGGCCGTCGGTGTGGTGGTCGGGTGGCTGCTCGTCGCCGTTGTGCCAGGCCTGGACGCATTCGGGGTGGGCGTGCTCCTGGCCGCGCGCGAGGGGGTCGCCGCAGAGCTGGCAGCAGTCCTCACTGGCGCGAAAGATCATCTGTAGTTCCTCTCACTGATGCGCTTGCGGCGGCGCTCTCCTTCAGACACGCGCTTGCAGACCAGACAGTCGCGGGTGGGACTGGTCTCGCCCTTATCGATGCGGATGCGCCACCGGGTGGTGGCGACGGTCCACTTGTGGCCGTTGGCGCAGGTCTCGCGGGCGGCAAAGGGCATTCGGGACACGCGGCCGCCGTCGACGCGACTCACGGCCAGACCGCCTTGCAGATCACGTCATGCGGGGATTCACAGTGCTCGACTGGTCCCGGATGACCGAACTTGGCGTGGACGCGCTCGGCGAGCTCGCGCGCTTCCGTGACATGTGCGGCGTGAATATCGCGCCACCGTTCCCCCGTTGGACAGGTGCACGATCCGGCCGCAACACAGACGCGCTCATGCACTCTCTTGCGCCAGGCCACGAATCGGTCGACCGCAGTCCAGGCCGGCTCAGTCCGGGCGCTCATCACGGGCCGTCCTCGGGAAGCAGTCCAGGGCTCGCAGGGAGCAGCCACACCGGCCGTATCGGATAGACGCGGACCAACGCCCCGGGATGCGGCAGCGCATCCGGCAGGCCGGCTGTGGCGTCGTCCACCGGGTAGGTCTTGCGGCCGGTGACCTCGACCACCTGGGCGTCGTCGACCACCAGCCCGGCGTCCTGCATCGCATCCAAGATGTTGCGGAGCAGCTTGTCGGAGTCGCCGGTGTTGTGACCCGTGGGATACCCGGGTGCCGACGGCTTGAGCCGGTGCTCGTTGCGGCCGGTGCCGTAGTGGGCTTTGGGCCGCGGGAAGGTGAAAGTGGCCTCGACCCCTACAGGGACTCCACGTTTTAGGGTGCTGCCTTCATGGGAGACGAGGTATTCGGCGATCGCGCCGGCGACCCGGTCCCGCCACGGCTTGGACGCTTTGAGCTGCTCTGCCATGACGGGAGCGCCGGTCTTCTTGTTGCGTCCCTTGTAGGCAAGGGAGCCTTTGGGTGCTGGGGTTCCGTGGATGATCAGCGCGATCTCGGTCATGGGTCACCGGGTCCACTCCAGGAGGAGGTACACGGCGCCCATGGCGAGCAGCACCAGCAGCAGGATCACGACGCGCCCCTATCGGGCTGGGTGACGCGGGCCAACAGGCGTCGCCACCACGGCTCACGGCGCGGCGATTCCTCCATGAACGCAGGGCACTGCGGGTTTCCGAACACGCACGACACGTCATGCTCGTGCCGATTGGCCGCGTCCTCCTCGGCGGTGTGACCCACGACCATCACTCCTCGAGCTCGAGCTGGTCCGGGTCGAACCCGTCGACCGTGACGTCCTCGAACGGGATCGGCGTCCGCCCGGTCCGCTTCTCCACCGCGACGTCGACGGCGTCCCGGACCGCGGCCGGCACCTGGCTGATGAGGCCGAGGGGCTCGATGCGGCGGAGCCGGACGGTGGGGATGTGTTCGTCGGAGTCGGTGTCGATGGTGACCTTCTGGGTGTCGTACCAGACGATGGCGGCGCGGAGCTGGTCGGGTTCGTCGACGAGGTCGCCGCGTTGGGCGTCGAGGCCGTTGAGCTCTGGGTCGGCGGCGAGCTTGGAGGAGAGGCGGACGAGGGCTGACATCGGGTTCCTCCTAGAACAGGGCGGGGTCTGGTGGTGGCTTCGGTGTGGTGGGTTTCTTGCGGGCTTCGCAGGTGGCGTGGTGCGGGACCAGTCGGAACGAGTCCAGCGGCCCCGGGTGGTGGTCCTTGGAGATCACGAACCCGACGAGCCGGTTGCCGCAGAGGCGGGCGGCGACGTTGCCGGTGTCGTGCGGGAGCGGGTCGACGGGCAACAGAGAGCCGGTGTCGAGGCGGACGAACCGGATGGGTGCGGCGCAGTCGCGGCATTCGGTCATCCGCACACTCGACAGCTGGCCGGTCATCGCCGCCTCCGTATCCGGTGACCGATATGCCAGGCCCCGCAGTGCTTGCACCGGTAGACCGACATCGACGCGAGCCGGGTACCGGCGCGCACCAGCGACCACAGGTGAGCTTCAGCAGCCGCCCGGCTGGCGTGACCCTGCTTGTCTCCGCACTCGCGCGCCCGGGTCATGGCTTAGTCCAGGGCGGCGAGGAGCAGGTCGGCGGGCGCATCCAGGGTCTCCCCCGTGTTCGGGTCGAGCCCGAACACCACCACGTCCCCCACCAGGGGGTGCGCCAGGATCCGTCCGGTGGCGTGCAGCATCGCGGTCGCCGCATGGTTGACGGGCAGCCTGCGGTAGAGGCCGAGGTCGTCGACGGCGATACTGAGGCCGACGTCGCGGAGGTTGACGATGTCGAGGTAGTCGGCGCCGATGGCGGCGGCCATGGCGGTGGTGCCGTTGGCGTCGAGGTGCTCGGCGCGGCCGTCGTAGCGGAGCACCAGACACCGGGTCACCGGTCCCCCACCCCCTGCGCAAGCACCGCGTGCGTGAGAGCCGCCAACAGCACCGAGGAAGCGTCGACGTGGACCCGTCCGGCCGCCACCACCGGACGGGCGCCGGTCGTCTTCTGGAACCTCTCGGCGATCTCCTCCGCCTCGACTTTCGTGACGTGCTCCGGCACCGTGATCACGGTCAACGAAGCCGCCTGCTCGAGCAGCCGCTCGGCCTCGCTGTAGTGCTCGTTCGGCGTCACGACTGCTCCTCGGCGGCGTCGATCTCGTCGAGGAACCGCCACAACGCCCCGTGATCACGGAACCGAGACAGCGTGTCGATCAGCTTCGTCCCATCCGGCACGTTCAACCGGTCGAACGACTCGATCGGGCGACCCAGGATCTTCGACGCGATCAGCAGCCGCTCCTCCCGGTCCTCGTCGACGTCGAGGCCCTTGAGCATCGCGAACAGCATCCGCATCTGCGCCTTGGACGCGGTCCGCGGTGGAATCTTCTCCACGGTCTCGTCACGGTCTGCCGGGTCGGCCGTCTCACCGGTAGGTGTGGGGGCGACGAACACGGCGGCCATGCCGGGGGCGGGTGCCGGGGAGGATGGGGGTTCCCCGAGGACCTCCCCGGCACCCTCGCCGTCGGGGACGGGCTGACCAGCCGGCGCCGTGACAGGCGCCTCGTCGTCCCCTCCGGTGACCGTGTCGTCAGTGGGGGTGGGCGGCGGGGCGTCGGCTTCCCCAACGACAGCCCCACCACCCTCCTCGCCGGCCGTGGCGGCGGCGAGCTCATACCCCGGTTCACCCGGCAGCGGCGGACCCGCAGGGGAAGTAGGCGTCTGCGGGCCCGCCTGCCCTCGGGGTGCCGCCGCGGCACCGGGTCGAGGGGCATCCGCGGCGGCACGCTTACTTGCTGTCTTCCGGGTCTTGCGCTGCACCGTCGACGACCCGCCGGGCGCGGTGGGCTCGGCCTCGCCGGCCGCCAGGTCCTCGAGCTCCTCGGTCGACCGGAAGCCGTGGATCACGTCGGGGAACACCATCCGGCAGATCTCGGTCGTACACCGCGCCTGCAGCATCGCCCGCGGGTACTTCACCCAGCCCTCCCGGTAGCTCCCCTTCTTGGTCTGGGAGAGCAGCCCCGCGGCCCGCGCCATGTCGATCGTCCACGACACCTCCGCCCACCG